GTATAATATTCTGGATTAATAAAACGTGCAAAGACTGTGTAATTGCATTTAGCGCCTGCTTCAGCCCCAACTAGTGCACTTTGTACAAATAAATCAAAGGTTCCAAATTGGTTATCTGAATTACCTAGATCGAATAAATCATAAATATTTGAATATGGACACACCATTTTGAGTGAATCACCCTGTTCGATTGTAATAATTTTATGAGGGCACGATGTTTGGGAAGCCATAAAACGCGACCCAATTCGCCTAAAATAATTAACCTGTTCGACATAAGGGTTAAACACTCCCAATAGCGATCCTTGCAAAAATCTCTGAGCATTTAATTTTACTTCTATTTCAATATCAGCTTTCATGTACTGGAAATTTTTAAGTTTATCTACTACTAGGGGTGAAGCTTCGAAAATCGCTTGAGGAAAATGGAAAGTTTTTAGTGGTGTAAAACCGCCACCCTCATATGTATTAATGTTCATCAAAATAGGAAGTTGTTCATCTGTAGATTTCCATTCAAAAGTTCCCAGATTTACTGGTCGCTCCAGAATAGTGCGTATATCGTGTTTTGTCATGTCATTTAAAGCCATGTGTTTCGTTGAGGAAGGCATGGGCGCTTCCTCAACGTGCATTTGAATATCAGTTAGTAGTTTTCCTCTTGTAGAGTCTACTGGTGCATTTTGTGTTTCTGTATAAGTTGTAGCAGTCATTTGATAATCGTAGATAGATGACTATTCTCTACGATGGTGGGAGCTGTATCACCAGAGCACAGCAACACTCTATATAATAATGAACAGCAGTACCATTGTGTTATCCCGTTTGTAACAATGGCAAGATCACGTTCAAAATAGATTCTAAAAGAAAGGATTATAGAAAGCATTATTGTCAGGATTGTACAAGTACAAAGTTCTTTGTGCTTTCCATGTGGGTGGAAACAACTTGAGCCCTTTCTCTTGACACTTTACAGTTATGATACGAACCCAATGATCATAAATGTGTTCTTCATGGAGTGCCAACTCAACAAAAACGTGTTTACAGTTTTCCTTTGTATCTTCACGTACGTTATTCCCTTTTACCCAATTAGTTATCTCTAAGATATTGTAAATTTCCATTGGAGCGATGTAATTGCAACAACTGTCGCGTACAAATTTCCTTTTCAAAAACGACACTTCTTTCAAACTTTTTGCTAACGCTGTGGTATTATTTTTCTTTGTTTCATCAGTGTAAGTCAGTCCATATTCAGCCAGTGCTTTAGTAATAGTTTCCTGATTAAACCAATTCAAAATAGCAATATTGATAGATTTGATATCATCATCTCCATATATTATTTCCCGAACATAGTTGCGATAATCACAAACCACAGGTAATCCTTGTTCCTTCTTCAACTTTAGATACGCTACACGCATAATTATAGCATTGAATAATGAGTTGATAATGACAGTCAAGGGGTTACCTGATGGCTGCGAATGTGTTTGGCGTATAATCTCCCTTCCTATGATAACATCAGCATTGCAGATATGTTCCCACAAGGTCATCCTGATTTTAGCGTTTTCTTCACCATCTCCATACCAATCGTTAATTTTCTCGCAAATACGCACTAACACTTGCATTAATAGAGAACCGTCAAAATTTGAGAAATCTCCTGCAACCATATTGTCACCCATGTAGTGCAGATGGTCGGCTACCTTCGTCCATTCTAGTGAATATGGATTAATTCCAACTGCTATACCATTATCAATGCGATGCTCCATGATGTGCGCAACAAAATCCAGGAAATATTGTCTAATTGCTATTACTAGATGCTGTGGACATGCTTCAAATACACGCGTTTTCCCAATCAAGACTTTTTCTAGGGGACGTTTTTCATCTTTGAGGGTCGCCATTGAAATAGCATCCCCCCTTACGCAACTCTTTGCTTTGGCAATGAGGTTCTCAACATCTGCTTTTAATTCTGGATTATCTATTATGTAATTTTCATCCGTTCCTAACCAAGCTGTTTTTCCTTTCATCTTATTATTCAAATTATATGGGTATCCAGGTGATGTATTACGTTTTATTGGTTGCTTGAGTGGATTTCCCTCCACTCCTTTGATGGCTTCCTCATAGGAATGTACCTGAGTGTTAGATTTATATCCAATTCCATTGAAAACATCATTAATTGCTTCATCCAAGAACTCTCG